TAAAGAATGCGGCATCTGTAGCCAATACGATACTAGCAACTGACTGTGTAATTAATAACTTAAGAGCATAATGAAGGCAGTAGGAAAGTATATGTTGATAGAGCCTGTAAAAGAAAAAGAGGTGTCTACAAAGGGTGGTTTAATCTTAGGAGAGAGCCACAGAGAAGATATAAGATACAGAGAGGCTAAGGTAAAGACCATAGGAACATTGGTTGAAGGAGTACAGGATGGGGACACCATCTACTACGACAGACACGCAGGTTTTGATATGGAGATTGACAAGGTTATTTATAAGGTCATTAAGGAGTTTGACGTAGTAGTTGTTTTATAATGAGAGGGGGTAAGTTAGAGTACTCCGACTTACGAGAGTTTAAGATACTTAAGCACTACAGAGTAATTCGTAAGTGGGTTGCTAAGAACAACGACATTAGTACGGCAGACTTAGAGGTGTTGATATACTTAGACTGTGTAGGACTCTTCAACAGGTTAGACTTTATGGATGGTCAGTACTCACACAGTTGGGATAGTGCAAGGTGGTCTAGACTTATGGACGGTGGCTGGATAACTATATTCTCAAAGAGGGATAGGGTACACGCAAAGAAGAATACATACAAGGTATCATTCAAGGGCAAGAACCTCATCAATAGAATCTACAAGATAATGGTTGGAGAGGAAGACATACCAACAAGTAAAAGAAGAAACAAAATAATGAAGGGAGGGTCTTACACAAACAAGGTTCTTATAAAATCAATAAAAGACGTTAATAAAGATAAAACAATAAACAATGGGCTATAAAACAAAGTCAATGATTAAGCAGGCTAGTGGATTGAGTGCCAATTACTTATTAAAAAAAGAACTCAATAAGTACACTAACTTAATTTCAGAACAACCCAAGCAGGGAGAATCTGTAGCACAGTCTACTAAAAAACTTACAACTACTAATATTTTAAAGTCTAAAGACTCAGCTAGAGACAGAGACGAAAAGAAACAAATTAGAAGAGCAGGTAGAGAGGCTGCTAGAAACACTGATGTTGACTTTGTAAAGGCCACCCCTATGGGTAGTGACTACTTTTCTCTAATGGCAGCTACTGCTGAGAATTTAGCTAGTAGAGGTGCAGGAAAGCGAAAAGCAAGGAAAGCTGCTAAATCTTTAAAGAAAAAAATATTTTCTGAAGGTAGAGATGCAAAGCCTATAGAAAGTAAAGTCGTTCCAATAATAGAAAGCAAAGAGACTACTCCATCATCGTCTAATGCGGAAATTAAAGTTCCTAAAAAGACAGGTAAATTCAAAACGCTTCCTACAACTCCAGACACTTTAAAAGAAGAATTAAAAAGAGGAAACAAGGCTTTGTTTAAAGCAGTTGATGAAAATATGGCAAAATATAATCAACAAAAAAACGAAGAAACAAAAAGAAGGCAAAAAACTAAACAACCACCCACAAGTAAAGAAGGGTTTATGTCATTTACAAGGTCAGAAGGACGTGAAGAAATCAGTAAAGATGATTTAAAAATTCCTAAAAGCAAAACAAATAATGTTGTAGGTAAACCTTCTGGGAGTATAAGTGACATACAAAGAGCTTATTATCTTTTAGGAATGCCTGATAAAGCTAAAGAGGCAGGAAAAGCTTATAGAAAACAAGAAATGGCTGAAGACAAAAAATTAACTGGAACTAATATTCCTTCTTACTTAAGTGTATCCAAAAGTGAAGCTGATAAATTTGACGCTAAAATAGAACAAGGCAAAGAAAACAGAAAAAGAGAAATAAAGTTGAAAGAGAAGGAAGAAATAGAAGCGGCAAAAAGAACATTAGGAATACAAATGACAGGAGACGGATTCAACAAAGGAATGTCAAGAAAAAACAAATACAAAAAGTAATATGAAGAATATACTAAATCAACTAGGTGCTACAGCATCTAACTTAGAAGGGGCGACCCCACAAGAGCTACAGGCGTTAGGAATGAATCCTATGGGGCCTGCTGTCCAAGGTCCTATGGCAACTAACCCTATGACACCAACAACAGACCCTGCTGTAATTCCACCAGTAGTTCCAACAGCTAATAATTTTTCACCAACAACCAAATCAGTTGCAGACTACACATTCGGTAGTGACGTAGCTAGAGGTTACTAAAAACAATACTATGAAAAGCAAAAAGATGGTAGCAACAAAAAGACCTTACGCAGAAGAGCAGGGGTTTGATGCAATTTGGAATGGTCCATTAAATATGGACAATATGCCAAGAGGATATGGCTCTAGTAGCGGGTGTAAAGGTATTCAGCTACTAGCTAAGAATATGCCAGCATACCAGCCAGGACCTATTACAGAAAAAGCTAAGGGATTTAAATTTTAATAAAGTTGGAAGACTTTAAGCTGTACCTTGCCAACACGTTGGTAATGATGATAACTATGTCAGACATAGAGGTCATACTTAAAATACTTTTATTAATCGTGACTATAGGCTACACTACTTTTAAGTGGTTATCCGTTGCTGAAAAATATAAAGATGGAAAAGATAAGTAAACACATATCATACAAAGAGGGGGTTAGAAGTTCTACTGCTAAGAGATTAAGCATAGACAACACTCCTAACGAGTTTGATTTGAAAAAAATGAAGTCTATATCCGAAAATATATTTGAACCTCTTAGAGAGGCTGTAAATGGCCCTATACGCATTAATAGCTTCTTTAGATGTAAGCAGCTTAACAAAGCAGTAGGTGGAAGTGGTACGTCTCAACACTGTAGAGGAGAAGCTTTTGACCTAGATGACTCTTACGGTCATATGTCAAACGCAGATATGTATAAGTACATTAAGGACAACCTCAGCTTTGACCAAATGATATGGGAGTTTGGTGACGATGATAATCCTGATTGGATTCACGTTTCTTATGTGTCGGAAGACAAAAACAGAAACAGGTGCTTAAGAGCTGTAAAAGAAAATGGTAGAACTGTTTATATTGTAAAGTAATGGCAAAGAAGGTAAGTAAAAAAGATATGGCTTGTAATAAGCCTAAGAGAACATCTGGACACCCTAAGAAGTCACACATCGTGAAGGCTTGTGAAGGTGGAAAGGAGAAACTAATTAGGTTTGGTCAGCAAGGTGCTAGTACGGCAGGTAAGCCGAAAGCTGGTGAGTCTGCTAAGATGAAAGCTAAAAGAAAAAGCTTTAAGGCTAGACACGGAAAGAACATAGCTAAAGGTAAAATGTCTGCTGCATATTGGGCTGACAAAGTTAAATGGTAAATAAATAAAACTATGAATAAGTATAAACAAGAAATGATTAACGACAGAGAGTTAATCTATGATGCAAAAAAACAACTTCACAAGGCTGACGAAAAGTATAAGTCTGGAATTAATATGGCAGGAACCTCTATGGGGTCTTACGAGAAGCCGATGATGAAAGGTGGGTACGACAAGCCAATGATGAAAGGAAGTGGACTAATGATGAAGTGTGGTTGCCAAATAGGTAAGCATATGGGTGGCAGAGGTATTGCAATGATGGGTAAAAAGTCTTGCGGTAAGTAATGGCATTTAAGCTATCTAACCCACCATATAAGAACGAACCTACCCCAGTCTATCAAGCAGACTTGGGGGAAGGTGTTCTTGGGCAGAGTAACAACAACGGCACTATCATAATAAATGAGAACCTAGACCCTAAGTTTCACGATGAAGTTATTAGGCACGAACAGGTTCATATTAATCAAATGGCTAGAGGCGACTTAGATTACGACGACAATAACATTTATTGGAAGGGTAAGGCTTACTCAAAGAACAATGCTAAGATAGCTATGGCTAGTCCTGCAAACTCTCCTTGGGAAAAAGAAGCCTACAGTAAGTCTAAGACTAAATATAAAGATAAAAAATACAATGTCTAAAAAATTTAAGGATACAAAGCTAGGTGCATTTTTAGGTAATGCTGCACCACACATATTAGATGTAGCTGGAGATTTACTCCCAGATGCTGGTGTGTTAGGTATGGTAAAGAACCTCATTGAAAAGGATGATAAGATTAAACCTGAGGATAAGAAGGTAGCTTTAGCTAAGACAAAAGAAATGTATGAGCTAGAAGTTAAAGACAGAGACTCAGCAAGAAGTAGAGAGGTTGAAGTTAAGAAGACTGGCAGCAAAGATATTATGATGATGCTTACAGGAATTGTAGGCCTAGTGTCATTCCTATTTATCATATACGCAGTAGTTTATGAGGAGGGTGTTTTACACAACGAGCTGTTTGTACACTTGATGGGTATGGTTGAAGGAGTGGTAATATCTAACATTTTTGCCTACTATTATGGTTCTTCAGCAGAAAAATAGCAAAAAGTAAGTAATTATAAAAAGAGTAAGAATCAAATTTAATTTAATATGAATAGAATTACAGATGATGAGCTAGAGCTTATCAGAGAGCAACAAACAAAAATTGCTCAGATTAAACAAGACATCGGGACACTAGAACTTAGGAAGCACGAGGTTATGGGCGTAATGCTTGATGTAAATCAAGAAGTCGAAGAAACAAAAACCACACTAGAAGAAAAGTATGGTCGTGTAAACATTAACCTTGATGACGGTACTTATACCGAAGTTGAGGAAGAAGAGGATAAGTAATGAGTAGTGTTATAAGGAAAATCAGCATAGGGTCTGATTACAAGAATGAAGCAATGCATTATTCTGTTGGGCAGCAAGTATATGGTGGTCACGAAATATCTAATATTCTCTTTGACGAGAAAGATAATTCTTATAACATTTATATTCAAAAAAATAAGGAGACGTTGCCGTGGAAGAAGTTCAACTCTAATATGGCAATATCTGTTGAATATGACTTGCAGTATTAATGAAAAGTATTCACGATTTTATCGTAAAACCCATAGAGGGTCGATACAACAATACTGTTAAGGTTGGCGAGGTTGACCTCATAGTCAATACAAGAATTGAGGAGTTTAAAAGCGTGAGTAAAGTTGCCGAGGTGGTGGCTTTACCATTAGCTATAGATACTAAAATAAAAGTTGGAGATAAGGTTATAGTACACCACAACGTATTCAGAAGATTCTATGACATTAGAGGCAACGAAAAAAACAGTAGAAGTTTTATTAAAGAAGATATGTATGCTTGCTCACCTGAGCAGATTTATATGTATGGAGCAAATAAGACTCATCTTGATTATTGTTTTGTAAAGCCAGTAGAAAGCGATAGTATATTTTCTTTAACAAAAGAAAAACCACTTGTAGGATTTCTAAAGTATGGCAATAAAGGACTAACTAACTTAGGAATAAACGAGGGAGACCTTGTTTCGTTTAGACCAACATCTGAGTTTGAGTTTGTTATAGATGGAGAATTATTATATTGTATGAAATTAATTAATATCGTTGGTACTTATGAAGGTAAAGGAGATGAAAGAGAGTATAATCCTAGCTGGGCAAAAAGCAGTTGTTGAACTAATTAAAGTTGCCGAAGAAGCTATTATAGACTCAGGAGATGACATAACAGCAGATAGATTGAAAAATGCAGCAGCAACTAAAAAGCTCGCAATATTTGACGCATTTGAAATACTTCAGCGAATAGAGAGTGAAAAAGATTTGTTAGAAAACAAACCAAAAGAAGAAACTAAAAAGAAAGAGTTTAAGGGGTTTGCTGAGGGAAGAGCTAATACTAAGTAGTATGTACGAGCAAAGTTTATACACGGTATTAGATAACCACATAAAGCCATCTACTCTAAAGAAAAAAAATAATGCTAAGTCTTGGAAGTACGGATACGACGAGGACTTTGATGTTGTTGTAATAAGTAAAACTGGTAAGATAGGAGAGATTTATGAAATACAAAATCTTAAGATAGCCTTACCTGCTGAGTTTGAAACTCACAACTTTAAAGACAAGAAGTGGTCTCACACCGAGTACCCAAAAGAATTAAGTAGAATAAAAACAATCTTTGATTGGAAGGAGTACCCCGAAGATTTTAAAGAAAAATGGTACGATTATATTGAGAAAGAATTTGAAAGAAGAGAACAAGGATTTTGGTTTAATAATAAGGGTAATCCTACTTACATTACTGGCTCTCATTATATGTACCTGCAATGGTCAAAGATTGACGTTGGCCAACCAGACTTTAGAGAATCAAATAGGTTGTTTTACATATTCTGGGAAGCCTGCAAAGCAGATACGAGGTGCTTTGGAATGTGCTACCTTAAAAATAGACGGAGTGGATTCTCCTTTATGTCTTCAGGAGAAACAGTCAACCTTGCCACAATATCAGTTGATTCCAGATATGGAATACTTTCAAAGTCAGGGCCTGATGCAAAGAAAATGTTTACCGACAAGGTTGTACCAATCTCGGTTAACTACCCGTTTTTCTTTAAACCCATACAAGATGGTATGGATAGACCAAAGACTGAACTTGCATATAGAGTACCAGCATCAAAGTTTACAAGAAGGAAACTTGACTCTAATGAGAAGCAAGAAGATATCAAAGGGTTGGATACTACTATTGATTGGAAGAATACAGGTGACAACTCCTATGATGGGGAAAAATTAAAGTTACTCGTACACGATGAATCAGGTAAGTGGGAGAGGCCAAGTAACATACTAAACAACTGGAGGGTTACAAAAACCTGTTTAAGACTAGGTAGTAGGATAATAGGTAAGTGTATGATGGGTTCAACATCAAACGCTTTAGATAAGGGAGGAGAAAACTTTAAAAAGTTATATTATGCGTCAGACGTTACAAACAGAAACAGCAATGGACAGACTAGCTCAGGACTATATTCTTTGTTCATACCTATGGAATGGAATTACGAGGGATACATTGATTCTTATGGACTACCTGTATTCGACACTCCAGAAAAACCAATTGAAGACCCGTATGGAAACTATATTAAACAAGGAGTAGTAGAGTATTGGGATAATGAAGTAGAAGGATTGAAAGGAGACCAGGATGGGTTAAATGAATTTTATAGACAGTTTCCAAGGACTGAGCAGCACGCTTTTAGAGATGAAGCAAAGGAGTCTATATTTAACTTATCTAAGATATACCAACAGATAGACCACAACGAGGGTATGCGGTCAAGTTCACTGGTAACGAGAGGAAACTTTCAATGGGAAAATGGTGTAGTGGATACAAAGGTAATGTTTATGCCCAACCCTAAAGGTAGGTTTTACATAACTTGGATTCCACCTGTTAGCTTGCAAAATAGAATAGTAGTAAAGAATGGTACTAAGTATCCAGGTAACGAACACTTAGGAGCTTTTGGTTGTGACCCTTACGATATATCAGGAACTGTAGACAAGAGAGGTTCTAATGGTTCTGCACACGGTTTAACCAAGTTTAGTATGGAAGACGCACCAAGCAATCACTTCTTTTTAGAGTACATTGCTAGGCCTCAAACTGCTGAGATATTTTTTGAAGATATATTAATGGCTTGTGTTTTTTACGGTATGCCAATACTTGCGGAAAACAACAAACCAAGACTCTTATACCACTTTAAGAATAGAGGATACAGAGGGTTTTCAATGAATAGACCTGACAAGAAGTATACAAAGCTATCTTCTACAGAAAGAGAGATTGGTGGAATACCTAACTCTAGCGAAGATATAAAGCAAGCTCACGCTGCTGCAATAGAAACATACATTGAAGAACTTGTAGGTATATTAGGTGATGATGAAATGGGGGATGTTTACTTTCAAAGAACATTAGAAGATTGGGCAAAGTTTAATATAAATAACAGGACGGCACACGATGCTTCCATAAGCTCAGGGTTAGCCATTATGGCTTGTAACAAAAATCGTTACGCACCAGTAAATAAAGTAGTAAGAAAAAACATAAGTCTAGGGTTTAGAAAGTATGACAACTCTGGGAATTATTCAAAAATAAGAAACTAAATGAATGTAGTTGCAAATCCAAATAGCGTATTTCCTAGTCAGGTTGTTACTAACGCTGAGAAAGATAGTTCAGAGTATGGAAAGCAAGTTGCTCAAGCTATAGAGTCTGAGTGGTTTAATCAAGGAGGTTATGGGAATAGATTCGCTACAAATTTTAATCACTTTCATAGTTTAAGATTATACGCAAGAGGAGAACAGCCAGTTCAAAAATATAAAGACGAACTTGCTATAAACGGAGACTTGTCTTACTTGAATTTAGATTGGAAGCCCGTACCTGTAATTTCAAAGTTTGTAGATATAGTTACAAACGGTATCACAGAAAAAAAATACGAGATTAGTGCATACGCACAAGACCCAGAATCTATAAAGCAAAGAACAAATTACGCTGAATCTATAATGCGTGATATGGTTGTTAAAGAACAATTAACAGCATTAAAAGAAACACTTGGTATAGATGCGTTTAATACTAGCAATCCAGAAGAGTTACCTCAAACAAAAGAAGAGCTTTCTTTGCATATGCAGTTAGATTACAAGCAGTCAATTGAGATAGCAGAAGAGGAAGCAATTAATCAAGTTCTTGCTAAAAACAAGTTTGATGAAATAAGAAAAAGGTTTAACTACGACTTAACTGTTTTAGGTATAGGTGCTGTTAAAACAAACTGGAATAAAGCTAATGGTGTTAAGGTTGAGTACTGCGACCCTGCAAACTTAGTTTACTCATACACTGAAGACCCAAACTTTGAAGACATATACTATATTGGAGAAGTTAAGGCAGTTACGATACCTGAACTTAAAAAACAATTCCCTAACATTCCTGAAGATGAACTCAAAAAGATTGAGGATATGCCAGGAAATAGAGAGTACTTAACTGGATGGAAGGGATATGACGACAATACTGTTCAGGTTTTATACTTTGAGTACAAGACTTACAACAATCAAGTATTTAAAATAAAGACAGGACCAAACGGCCTTGAAAAAGTTATACAAAAGTCAGACGACTTTAATCCACCTGAAAACGATACATTTAAAAAAGTATCAAGGAGTATAGAGGTTCTTTACAGCGGTGCTAAAGTTCTTGGAACAAACACAATGTTAAAGTGGGAGTTGTCCGAGAATATGACAAGACCATACGCAGACACTACTAAGGTAGAAATGAACTATGTGCTATGTGCGCCAAGAATGTATAACGGTAGAATTGAGTCTGTTGTAAGCAAGATTACAGGATTTGCTGATATGATTCAAATTACACACTTGAAGCTACAGCAGGTTATGACTAGGATGGTTCCTGATGGAGTGTTCTTAGACGTAGATGGGTTAGCGGAAGTTGATTTAGGTAATGGAACAAGCTACAATCCTGCGGAAGCACTTAATATGTATTTTCAAACAGGTAGTGTTTTAGGTAGGTCTTTAACGCAAGACGGAGAATTGAATAGAGGTAAAGTTCCAATTCAAGAACTCACTACATCAAGTGGTGGTGCTAAGATACAGTCTTTAATACAGACATATCAGTACTACTTGCAAATGATAAGAGATGTTACAGGATTGAACGAAGCAAGAGATGGTTCTGCTCCATCTAAAGATGCACTCGTAGGGCTTCAAAAAATGGCCGCTAATCAATCCAATGTAGCAACAAGACATATACTTCAGGCAAGTTGTTATTTAACTCTTAGAGCCTGCGAAAACATATCTAGAAGAGTTGCTGATTCTTTAGATTTTGCATTAACAGCTAACTCCCTTCAGAATAGTATTACAAAGTTTAATACAGCTACAATGTTAGAAATGTCTGAGTTAAATCTACACGACTTTGGTATCTTCCTTGAGTTAGAGCCAGACGATGAGGCCAAGGCTCAGTTAGAGCAAAATATACAAGTTGCCTTACAAGGTGGAGGTATAGACTTAGAGGATGCAATAGATATACGACAAATAAAAAATCTTCAGTTAGCAAACGAAATGTTAAAAGACAGAAGAAAGAAAAAGCAAGAAGCAGCAAGACAAGCTCAATTGCAAAATATTCAGGCGCAAGCACAGGCAAATGCAAAAGCTTCGGAAGCTGCTTCGTTAGCAGAAGCACAAAAACAACAGATTATAACTGCCGAAAAAGTAAGTCTTGAAAAAGCTAAGACTGAGTTTGAGATACAAAAACTTCAAGCAGAGGCTCAAGTCAAAAGAGAACTTATGGCTGAAGAGTTTAACTATAATGTTCAGTTGTCTCAAGCTAAGGGTGTTGCTGAATTGCAAAAAGAGCAAGAGATTGAAGATAGAAAAGATAAAAGAATAAGAATGCAAGGAACTCAGCAATCTGAGCTGATTGACCAAAGAAAAAACAACCTATTACCGAAAAATTTTGAAAGTTCAGGTAATGATGTTATGGGGGGAATCGGATTAGACCAATTTGAACCAAGCTAGATAGAATTTTTTAATTTATATTATATTATATTATGTCAGAAGAAGTAAAGCAAGAGGGCGACTTTAAAATAAAAAGTAAGCCTAAAATGAAAAACCTTGGAAAGAAAAACGAAACAACTAAAGTAGATTTGTCTGCTAATAAAAAAGTTGAGGATGAAATTACTAAGGTTAACTTAAAACAAGAGGATGCCAATAAAGAGCAAGAAACAACAGCAGTGGTTGCAGATAAACCAGCCGAAACTGTACAAGAAGTGGTTGCAGAAATACCATCAGGGGAAGACCCCATTCAAGATGAAGGGGTCGTTACTATCCAAGAAATAACAGAAGAGGAGAAAGAAGAAGTGAAAGACATATCAAAAGAAATGTCAGAAGCTGTTAGAGATTCAAACATTACTGGAAAGCCACTACCTGAAAATGTTGAAAAACTGGTTTCTTTTATGGAGGAAACAGGTGGAACTGTAGAGGATTACGTTAGATTAAATGCCGATTACAGTAGTGTAGACAATAATACATTACTAAAAGAATATTATAGAAAAAGTAAACCGCATCTTGATGATGACGAGATTAATTTCCTTTTAGAAGATAACTTTTCGTATGACGAAGATTTAGATGAAGAAAGAGATATACGCAAGAAAAAGCTTGCGTTCAAAGAAGAGGTTCAAGAAGCCAAAAGTTTTTTAGAAGACTTGAAGGGTAAATATTACGATGAGATTAAGTTAAGACCAGGCGTAACCCAAGAGCAACAAAAAGCAATGGAGTTCTTTAACCGATACAACGAGGAGAGTCGCTTAAATAGCCAAAAGCACGACAGGTTTAAAAAAGCTACATCTGAAATGTTCAACAACGACTTCAAAGGTTTTGATTTCGAGGTTGGAGAAAAAAAATTCAGGTATGGCGTTAATAATCCGACCAGTCTTGCTGACAAACAATCTGAGCTTTCTAACATAATCGGGAAGTTCCTGAATGACAAGGGAGAAGTTTCAGACCACAAAGGCTACCACAAGGCGATGTATGCTGCGTCTAACGTAGACAAGATTGCAAGTCACTTTTATGAGCAAGGTAAAGCCGATGCTGTTAAGGAAGTCGTGAATGGTTCTAAGAACCTATCAGACGAGCCAAGACAAACTTCTGGTGATAGCGTGTACATAAATGGACTTAAAGTTAAAGCTATAAGCGGAGTGAACTCTTCAAAACTAAAAATTAAAAAAACAAACTTTAAAAATTAAAAGAAAATGGGACAATTTGGAACTAACGACCCTTTAGGCGTATTTAGCTTAAAGCCAATGCCAACAAAATCAGCTTTAGCTGAAAATTATTTAGATTTTACTAGCGGAGCTGGTAATGACTTTGCTCAACAATACTTACCAGAGCTTTATGAAATGGAAGTGGAGCGATATGGAAACAGAACTCTATCAGGATTTTTAAGAATGGTAGGTGCTGAAATGCCAATGACTTCTGACCAAGTTGTATGGTCTGAGCAAAACAGATTACACATCGGGTACGAAGCTGGTGCTGGGAACCTTACAGTAACATTGAGTGGTAATAACACTGCTGCTGGTTCAACTATTGAATTTGGTGCTGGACACTTAGAAGGTGGAAAACATTCTATAAGAATTGGTAACACTATTGTTGTTGCAGATGCTGCTACTGGATTAATCACCTTGAAGTGTTATGTATCGGCTGTTACTGATACTACTATTACAGTATTGTCTTACACTACTGCTGATTTAAGTACTATTGCAAACGGACAAGTAAACTTATTTGTTTATGGTTCTGAATTTGCAAAAGGACAAACTGGAATGCAAGGTTCTTTAGAAGCTTCATTTACACAGTTTAACAACAAGCCAATTATCATTAAGGATACTTACCAAGTTAGTGGTTCTGATGCTGCACAAATTGGATGGGTTGAAGTTGCTGCTGAAGATGGAACAAACGGATACTTATGGTATTTGAAGTCTGAAGGAGAAACAAGATTACGTTTCCAAGATTACTTAGAAATGGCTGTAGTTGAAGGTGAACTTGCTACTGCTACGTCTGGTGTTGCCACTCAAGAAGGTCTTGCTACTGGAATTGATACTGCTGGTACTGAAGGTCTTTTTGCTGCTATTACAGCAAGAGGTAACGTATACCAAAACTACGCAAGTGGAACTGGAACAGGTGGTGCTGGAACACGAAGTGCTTTAGGTGATTTTGATACAATTCTACAGAATCTTGATAAGCAAGGAGCTATTGAAGAGAATATGTTATTCTTAGACAGAGCTACTTCTTTAGACTTTGATGATATGTTAGCTGCACAAAATTCTTACGGAGCAGGTGGTACATCTTACGGTGTATTTGAAAACTCTGAAGAAATGGCATTGAACTTAGGATTTGACGGTTTCAGAAGAGGTTCTTATGACTTCTACAAGACTGACTGGAAATACTTAAACGATGCTACAACTCGTGGATTAGTTGACAACATTGAAGGTGTATTAGTTCCTGCTGGAACAAGCACAGTGTACGACCAAATGTTAGGTACTAACATCAGACGACCATTCTTGCACGTACGTTACAGAGCTTCTGAAGCTGACGATAGAAGAATGAAGTCTTGGATTACTGGGTCTGTAGGTGGTGCTTACACTTCTGATTTAGATGCAATGACAGTTAACTTCTTATCTGAAAGATGTTTAGTTACTCAAGCTGCTAACAATTTCGTATTGTTCACGGCTGCATAATTGCAAACAATTATTGTAATGTTACCCTCATCTTTTAGGTGGGGGTAACCATTACTCTTATTTATTATTAAATTTTATTATATTATGGCTACAAAAGCAAAAGAAAAAACCACAGCAAAGTGGGAAATTAAAGATAGACGATACTATTTAAAAAACGGAATGTCACCATTGACATTTACATTAGCAAGTAAACATTCACAGAGACATCCTTTAATGTACTTTGATGAGGAATTAGGTTACGAAAGAGAACTTAGATATGCAACAAACCAAGTGTCTCCATTTGTTGATGAACAAAAAGGCCCTGCAACATTGGCTCATATTATGTTTAAAAACGGAGTGTTAATGATTCCAAAATCAAAACAAAGTTTACAAAAGCTTTTATCACTATATCATCCTCAAAGAAATATTTTATATGCAGAGCAAGACCAAGTTGCTGAAGCAGTAAACGAGTTAGAGGATATAGAACTTGAAATTGAAGCTTTAAACTTAGCAATACAATTGGACTTAGACCACGCAGAGGCAATACTAAGAACCGAACTTGGAAGCTCTGTAACTAAAATGACAAGCAAAGAACTCAAGAGAGACTTAATGCTACTCGCTAAAAGCAATCCTGCATTGTTTATAAGTCTTGCACACGATGAGAACGTGGAGCTTAGAAGCTTTGGTATTAGAGCGGCAGAGGCAAACATCATTAAGTTGTCTCCTGACCAAAAAACATTCAAGTGGGCCGCTAACGGCAAAAAACTAATGGAAGTACCATTTGAAGAACATCCATACTCGGCATTAGCTAGTTGGTTTAAGACTGACGAAGGTATGGCGGTATACAAAAGTATAGAGAAAAAATTCTCTTAATATGTAACTATATTTATAGGGGTAGGCTAACTTAATGGTTGGTCTACCTTTGTAAATAAAACAAAAACATTAATATGGCAATAAATATAAATACGGTATACAAAACTGTATTGTTAATACTTAATAAAGAAGAACGAGGGTATGTAACTCCTGACGAGTTTAACAAAATTGCCAATCAAGTTCAACTAGAGATATTTGAACAATATAGTGATGACTTAAATCAACAATTAAGAGTTCCTCAGTCTGACACAGATTATGCTGACAGGGTATCTAATATTGATGAGAGGCTTGCAATATTCAAGACATTCGGTACAGCCACATACGATGCAGCAACGATACCGACCAACCCTTACTTCACTCTACCAACAACCGACATATACGGAGACACGGTGGAGTTTTATCGGCTAGGAACGGTTGTACACAACGATACAACTGAATTGCAGAGACTGCAAAGAATGGATTTCTACAACATTCAAAAATCTCCTTTAACTAAATCCACAGAATCTTTTCCAACCTACTTGTTTGAGAATGAAAAGCTATTTGTAAAGCCTGACAGCATTACAAGCAGTATAGGTGTAAACTTTTTAAGAAAGCCACTAGACCCTAGATGGGGGTACTCTGTTGGTTCTGTTGGACAGTTTGTTTATGACCCAACTGTTTATGGAGCAAACTTAATAAACACAGGGGTTAATACATTAACAAGCAGTATCACTACACCATTAACAGGAGGAATCCCTGGAACTTATAACAATGTTGCTACTACGGGTGAAACTGGAACAGGACTTATAGTAAACGCAACAGTTAGCTCTCCAACCGTTGTTTCAATAGATGTTGCTACGGCAGGAACAGGGTATGTTTCAGGAGGCGTAGTTAGCATTGCAGCAGGGTTATTAGGTGGTACTAGCACACAAGTAGATATTACATTAACCGATACTGATTTTAATGCTAATAGCACATATGGTTCTACACAAATAGAGCTTGATGTATCTGAGCAAACAGATGTAATACTTAGAACATTGTTTTACTTTGGAGTTGTTGTTAAAGACCCACAAATAATACAGGTTGCTGCAAGTCAAGTACAAAGAGATGAAATAAACGAAAAAAGCTAATAAGATATGCCAAATCCAAATGGTGGTTTAATCACCGAAACTAATGCACAATACTACGATGGCGACAATTATGGAGGCTATCAGTACACTTCTTTAAACGATGTTATTAATAATTTTATTGTTGCATACGTTGGAGCAGGTAAATTAATACCAAGTGTTAAAAGAACGGATGTAATATTTCACGCAAAACGTGGAATGCAAGAGTTTAGTTATGATACACTAAAAACTATAAAGTCTCAAGAGCTAACTATATCTCCAAGTCTAACAGCTATAATGCCACAAGATTATGTGAATTATGTAAGACTTTCTTGGATTGATAGCTTAGGTGTAAAAAGAATAATATACCCAAACACAAACCTGACTATAAATCCTGCCGAAGCTTTAGAGCAAGACTCTACAGGTGTACCTATACAGGATAATGATGGGGAAAACATAGACACAGACCCACCACAGACAGTAGAAAGGTGGAGAGATGCTGATACCAAAAAGATAACAGGATTATATGATGCAGATTCGTTAAATGATGGATACGATATAACTGATGAGTATGTTGGGAATATCTACTGGGGTGCTGCGTATGGTCAAAGATACGGTGAAGACCCTACATTAACTCAAAATAATGGATGGTTTGGCGTTGATGATGTAAGAGGGGTGTTTACATTCTCTAGTAATTTAAAGGGTCGTCTAATCGTCATAGAGTACATCTCAGACGGTTTAGCGTATGACTTGGACACTAGGGTCCCAAAGATGATAGAAGAGGCTATGTACGCCCATATAAGCCACGCTATAATTTCTACAAGAATTAATCAACCTGAGTACATCGTTAATAGATTAAAAAGAGAGAGAAGTGCGAAGCTAAGAAACGCTAAGATAAGGTTATCTAACATTAAGATAGGTGAGCTTACACAGATTATGAGAGGTAAATCTAAGTGGATAAAATAATATAATATGCCAGAAGTTAAAAATATATTTGTCGGGGCTAAGATGAACAAAGACCTTAACCCAAGGATGATATCAAACCAAGAGTACATAGACGCAAGAAATGCGGCAATAATAAATTCTGAGGGTAGTGACTCTGGCTTACTTCAAAATGTTAGTGGAAATACTTTGCTAACTGACTTTGGACTAACAGGAATTAACTTAGAGATTATAGGGTTTTACATAGACCCAACAAATAATATATTGTATTCTTTTATAACAGATTGGAATGACACTAGTCCTGACCAATCTTCTAGGTTTGCTTCATCTACTTCTAGTCACTACATATGTGCATACAATACTAATACAAACAATGGGACTGTTTTGGTCAGTGGGTATTTTTTAAATTTCTCAAAGACTAGCCCGATGCTGGGTATCAATTTGCTTGAAGATTTGTTGTTCTTTACTGATAATAGAAATCAACCAAGAAAAATAAATGTAGTTACCGCAGGCTTGAATCCAACGTACTACAGCAAAGAGCAACACATATCTGTTGCAAAGTATTACCCTTGGAAGCCAATGAGACTTGCTAAATATACACCAGTAGCAAATCCTTATGCACTATTAGTAAATAGTTTACTTACCGTTTCATTGCAACCATTAGCAATTACAGATGGAACATATTCAGGAACAGTTGGGGCTGGTGGATGGACGTGTAATGGCGGACCTCCCGCTTCATTCCCTGTTGGAACTGGCGCTTTAATAGAATTTCAAGCTAATGGAAATATAGTATCAGATGTTAAGGTTTTATCTAGCGGAAGCTTGTTTACTCCAGATGTATCTATAATAACAGTAGCTAGCGGTACTTATGCTGGTCAAACCAGTGATATAAAGTTTACCGTTTCCTCAGAAAACATAGACC